CCTCTCGGTGCCCCCGTGCGCCCTCGACGGAGAGTGGAAGACCAGGCAAAGCACAACCGGGCGCGGCACCGCCGCCAACGGATCCCGTCGTCCTGCACGTAGACGGGACAGGGAGTGAGAGATGAGTGACTCCCCGGATATCTGCTATCTCTGCAGCAAGCAAGCTCTCTCCGCCTACGAGCCCGGATGGTTCGCGTGGGGCAAGGCACGCACGCTGTGTCCTCGCTGCGCGGGCAAGATGCGGAAGGCCAACGCTGCCCGGTACCGGAAGGCCAAGGGGCACCTGGAGCGGAGCATCGAACAGGCCAAGGACCACCACGAGCGCGTGCGCCAGGCCATCGACGAGAGGCTGATCCAGCGCGTCAAGTCCAAGGGCTGGCCCAAGTGATTCCCAGCGAGGCCGTCCACGACTGGCTCGGGAGGAAAACACCGTGACCACCGAGAACAGCCGGTCGGAGATCCTGGCGGCAGCAGAGACCCGAGCGTTCCGGCTGGAGCTGGATGCGAAGGTGGAAAGGATGCGGGCGGACCGAGCGGAGCTGGTCGCGGCGTGGGAGAACACCATGGCGACGGCGCTGTTGGTTGCCCGCGCTCCGGCGTATGAACAGGCACGGGCTGCCGTTGCAGCGGCGTACAGGCTGGCATGAGCTGCAGGCGCGGTGGCGGAAGGCGCAGAGCTGGAGGCAAGGGTGGCAAGAGCGGAGGCCAAGCGGTTGCGTCAGGCTGCCAACGGCGAGGAGGAGACACCATGACGAGTACCGAGGGAATCTTGAAGGAAAGGCTGGCAGCGGCAGAGACGCGGGCGTTGCTGGCAGAAGAGAAGGCAGAGCGAGCGTTGTCGGAGCGGAAGGAGGCTCGAGCAGCAGAGACCGCAGCGTGGGCTCGGGTAGATGCAGCGGAGGTAGAAGCGCGTGCGGCGGCAAAGCGAACGCAGGAGGCGGGTGCGGCGGCTGCGGAGGAGGAAACGACGGCGAGGGTAGCATGGGAGGAAGTTGCCCGACTGCGCTCCCTGATCGCCAACGGCGAGAAGGGGACACCATGAGCTACACGTGCGCATCGTGCCCACTGAGGACCAGAGATACCGACGGCTCTTGCCACTGCGGCGGGGATCCAGATCGTCGCTTCCCCAGGCATCCGGGAGATTCAGGGCTGCTGCACACCTGGTGGGGACTATGCCCGCCCCCGGACTGGTGCCCTCGGCGTCCCGAAAACAGAGAGAGCCTCCTTTTCTCGCTCGTGGGAGATCCCGGCGGCGAGTGGAAGGAACGTCGGGACTGGGACAGGGAATGGGATGCGGAAGCGCGGAGATGCAGGGAGGAGAGCCGGCGATGAAAGACCACCTCACTCCCGACGAACGCCGCCGGCGCCTCGAGGCTGGCATGGCCCGGCTCGTCCGCATGCAGTCGGATCCGCGCTCGCACCGCTACCACCCCCACCGATGCCTCACCGGTGCCTGCGCGATCTGCGGCGAAGGCGAGCGAGCGCACCGGCCCGGGTGGATGGCACGGGTCATCGCCTGGATGCTGGGGGAGACTCCATGACCCTCGGCGACCTGGCTGGAGTCCTGAGCCGCCTGCTCGTCGAGATCAAGTTCGAGCCCAGGGACCTGTGGATCGGCATCTTCTGGGATCGCCGGCCCGACCCGCAGGGCATTCTGCGGATCGAGGTCTGGATCTGCCCACTGCCCACTCTCGTCATCCATCTTCGCTTCTGGCCCGAGAGGAGATGATCATGACCCTGATCGATCCGCCGGCCTTCACCCTCTACAACCCGTTCACGGGCAACGTCTGCGGCTACTGGGTTTTCGGGCTCCGACTGGCGATGGCCCTCTACGAGTGGTTCGACGGCGATGCGATGGGACTCCGTATCATCCCCGAGCCCTATGCTCTGTACAGAGACCGCCGGGGTGGACTCGGGCAGTTGCTCCTCCCGGAGCGGTGCCCGTAAAGGAGATGACACCATGGCCGACCCACATGTGCATGACTGCCCGGCTTGTAACCACTACTTCATCTGCCATGAGAACACCTGCACCGAGGACGATCTCTGCGCGGCGTGCGCTGCCGAGAAAGCGGGGGAACCCTACTGCCCTACCTGCCACAACAGCGGCGTTCGCGGGGACGGAGCGGAATGCACCGCCTGCGCGAAGCCTCCCGAGAGGAGATGACCATGCCGGTCGAGAAAGGACAGAAACAGCTCCCGACGGAATTTCGGGGATGCCAGTGGGATGACGGTTGGGAGTTCGATGCCCCGTGCGTGGTCTACGCTCCATGGGAATACCGCTGCGAGGGGGCTGGCGGAAATTCCGGCGCGATTGACTCGCTGGTAGATGATGTCCTGTACGACATCATCCGTGGCGATGATCAGGCACGGGAAGCGCGGGCGGCAGCACTGGACAGAGAGGCCAAATGGAGGGGGTGGGGACGTGGGTATTCCCGGAGGCGCCGCGCCTGGCATGTCACGATCAAGATCGAATGGGTGATCATGGGCGGAAAGCCAGTAGATTACAGCATAATATCCAGGGAAGAATCCGAAGGTCCGCCCGAGAGGAGATGACCATGCTGATCACCCTGCGAATCGTTCCCCGTGGTGCCCCGGCTCAGTGGGATGAGGACGACATCGATCTGAACGCCCCCTGTGACCTCGTGGTGCTGGAGCACGAAACGAAGGATGAGGACGATCCGGGCGTGGAGCGCGCACGAGAGGAGCACCCGGATGGGCATGCGGCCTCGAAGCGGATCTGCGAGATCGTGCGGCGACCTACGGCCCCCGGTGCGCCAGGAGGATCAACCGGGCCGGTACTCCCGCCGTAACGCTGCTGGCGGGTTCCTCATCTCAACGTGAGCCACATCCCAGCCAAGTTTCCAATGATTCCAGGGACTTGGGTGCGTCGGCCTCTCTCGCGTCCCGCCCTTCCCGAACCACGTCCCTCCGCAGACGAGCCCGGCCGCGACGGACAGCCGGCAGAGGGCCCCAAAGAACTTGGCGTTCTCTTCGGTGACCTTCCAGCCCCATCGACGGTCGATCACGTCGGCGGCCAACCCCCAGGTGTGAGCGCCCGGCCTGGCGCTCTTGGCGAACCCCTGCGCCTTCTTCTTGGCCTGCTCCTCGACGGACCTGTAGGCGTTGCTGATCTTGGGCTGGAAGCCCAGCCTGGCCAGCTCCACAAGGATAGGCTCGAGCAAAGCACGGAACTCCGGGCGCAGTTCATTGAGCTTCGGGTCGGGGAAGGCCTCGCGGGTCGCGGCCGGCTGTGCGGTCTCTTCCATGGCCCACGTCGGGGCTACGACCAGGGCCTCTGCCTCGGCTTCCGGCTTGTCGTCAGGCATCGGGCACCTCCTGGCAGGGACAGCCTTCGCCTTGGTATGGGTAGAACACGATGAGATGCCGGTAGGCGTGGGGGATATGTCGATCACGCGCCCATGTACAGCGCCCGCGTGTCTCCGCCAACGGCCCCAAGCGGGACTCTGGTTTCCACCATCGACATTCCAGGCAAGAGGTGTTGGTTCCGGCGGGATGGTTCTCAGGCACCGGGCACCTCTTGGTGAACGCGCAGCCGTCGCTGCACGGAGCGCAGCGCACGGCACCACTGCGTGCGCGAGCCCCAGTTGTAGTGCGCCTCGGGGCAGGGGCAGCCCCGCTGGCGGGCACACCGTCGCCGCGAGTCCGCGAGCAGCATGCCCATCACGGAGACATGCACGCGCAGGTCCCGCAGCCACCATGTCACCCGCCGGCCCGCGCCGGAGCGCCAGCGCGGGACAAGGACTTGGCCCCACCCCACGGCCGCGTCTCGCCCGAGGTCTCCCCGTCCGGTCCCCACGGCCCATTCCCCTCCAGTCTCGACGAGGATGACTGAGCCCACGGTCGCCGGTCGGAGGTGGTACGCCGCGTCAGCGGCCAAGGACTCCTGGGTCAATCGCATGGCCTCACCGGGGTCGAGGCCCCGGCTCAGGAACGCGAGTAGGAGCAAGGCAGGGGTCATGCAGTGCCCCGGCCTACCTTCCCCGGAGCGCCGCGTCCTCGGCGGCCTTGGCCGCCTTCTCTCGGTCCATCGTGCGCTGGAGATCGTCCAGCGCCTCCTGCACGATCTTGCCGACGGAGGACGACGTGTCGCCGGAGCGAACGAACACCTGAAGGAGCCCGGAGATGGCCGCAGCGATACCTTGTGCCAGAGGACTCATCGCGCACCTCCCAGCAGTCCGGCCGCTTGGGCGGCTTTTCTCGCGGCGTCGAGGGAGGCCGCGACCTTGAGCAGCCAGGTCTTGGCCCCCGCCTCGTCGCCTTGTACGGCGAGAGGGGCAGCCGCAGCCACACCGGAGTGGACCGCCCGCACGGCGATGTAGAAGGCTGCCCGCGCGTCTTGGCAGCTCGTGAGCTTCGGGCAGCACGCCGGCTGATGGCAGCCGGAGACGGCACAGGCCTTCGCCTCGTCGAGGCACTTCTGATCCCATGGCGGGATCACCGTGTCCGTCAGCACCTTCGCCGAGGTGTTGACCACCCCGAGCTGCTCCAGCGCGGACATGCCGCACCCCGACGACGCCAGGGCGATGAACAGAAGCAACACGAGCGACACGAGGATCAGCGTGATGCCGGCGACGGCGCAGCGCCGTAGGTTAAGAGAGAGAATCAGGACTCGCATGGTTACCCTCCCACCGGGGGCGTGATCTTGGCCACCCCCCATTGGCTCAGGACACCCGCAGCGTAGGTGAGCGCGGCCCATCCCTGGAGCTTCCCCGCGAGGGCCAGCCCGACGATGACCAGGAAGATCACCGCCGAGATCCAGAACCGAGGCTGGAGGTGCAAGGGAACGTTGGCCTCGCCATCCGACTTCCACCGGGTCAACAGCCCGGTGAGCCCCGTCGCCGTCGCGTCCGCGCCGATGCTGCCCGCCGCAGCAAGGGCGCCGGCGAACAGGACCAGGGCCGCTGTTGCCCAGAACCGAGGTTCTTTCCAGGCTGGCAGGGCCACCTTCTTCGTAGGGGTTCCTTCCGGCCCATCGCTCGCGTTGGTCACGTCGCTCATGGGGGTCTCCTCCGTTCCATCTTAGCGGTTTCCACAAACCTGTCAACGGGTCAATCTCCGGCCCTTCCGCAGTTGAGCCGCGAGAATGGCCCGAGACAGGACACCGTCGATCGGGATGTCTTCGATGGGGAGCATGTCCTCGGCAAGATTGGGGGCCAGCGAGCGGAGCCGCGTCACGGCTGTGATCTCTTCGCCCACGAGCATGACCACGGGTACGCACCGGCAGATGTCTCGCCGGAAGATCTCCGCCGTCTCCACGCCCGCGCTGTCCGCCAGGCGGGCATGCAGGAGGACCACGTCGTAGCGCCCCTTCTGGTACAGCGTGGCAGCAGCGCGGATGGTGACGGTCTCCTCCAAGGTCGCGTCAGGGAGCGCTCCACGGATGTCCTCTGACAGCTCGGGGGGGCCTATGACGAGAACGCGCATGGCATGTGACCTCCAATCCCGCGCCCCCTCCCGCCGTTCGCTATGCCGACTTGCCTGCGCCGCCGCGTGATCCGCTTCCCCCTCCACCCCCTCCATGGATGGCCAGCGTCGGAGCCACTGTCAGCCGCTCGATGAGCCGGTTGATCATGTCCGCTTGCCGGTCCATGGCGTCGATCAGCGCCGTGAGCCGCGCGGCGGCCTGGACGTCCCGCAGCTCGAGCTGGTGGCACAGCTCGCGCATGTCAGTTCGCAGGGCCTTGATCTCCTCGAGGACCGGGTCCGGCTCGTTGTCCTTGCCGGCCTTTGCCGGGGCCTTGTCACGTGAGAGCCACTCCCGGATGGTCGCGGTCAGCGCCCAGAGCGCCGCTGCCACGCCGCCGCCAATGGCCCCTCCGACGACATCAGGGGGTGCATCCATTATGCTTGGCCTCCGCAGGGATACACGAGGAAGAACAGGAGCACGATGCCGATGACGAACAGGACGGTCGCGGCCCAGAGGGTCACACGGTCGCTTTCTCGAGTAGCTGGCACGTAATCTTGGTCCCCATGCAGCGGGCAGGGGTACTCGCCTGGAAGCAGGAGCTTCCTGCGCTGGCCCGGCTCCCGGAGATATCTCACCGAGGCGATGGGCTTGCAGCCGCAGTCCAGCTTGAGCCGGACAGGCACGTCTTCCGTGCCCCCGTGCTCCTCGTCGGGGCCAACGCGCTTGCCGGAGATGACACGCCGCCAGGGCATCAAGATCACGTCACCGACAGGATCTTGATGCTGGTGATCTCCGCCGGCAGATATCCTGAGCCCGCCCCCGTCGGATCGGGAGCATTCGGGCTCCAATAGGTGTACAGCCCCGTGGCGATCACCTTGGCTCGGTGTAGGTACGTCTTGGGATACGGGTGGCAGTGGTCTCCCCGTCGGGGGATGCGCCAGGCCGGGAACACGGTGCCGTCGGAATATGGCGCGTTGAACTGAACTGCATCACCTTTTACGTGCGCCACGACACCACCTCCTACGCGCAGATGTCAGGCGGGGTGCCCGGAACGCCCGGCACGCCGTCCCAGGCCATCACCACATGGCCGAACTGGACGAACTCCATGTCCCCACTATCCGGGTGCGTGGACCCGTTCGGATTGCCCGTACTGCCAAAATACAGGTCCCGGAGTCGCCCGAAGGGACCTCTCCATCCTACCGTTGCGGAGACCAAGATGATCTCGGTCATGTTCCAGCCCAGCCCCCCGGTCTCGTTGGCATGCGTCTGGTTTTCCCCCAACATGGCCGCTCCATAGCCTAGCGTTGCCGCGTATGCCGTCACGGCAGTCCCGGCCAGCTTGGCGGTCCACGCGGCAGCGTCGTTGAGGTTGCTGTAGAGAGGCTGGTACGCCCCCACCACAGCGACGGGGTTGGCGTCCCAGGAGGCCGCGCCGATGAGGTCCACGGCCCGCTCGAAGTCGAAGAACCCCACCCCGGAAGGCGAGGCGGCGAACGTACAGAACACCGTGCGGAAACATGTTCCGTCCGACGAGTACGCCGCGTTGAAACTCATGATCACATCGGAGGCAGTCCCGCCCAGCCAGTAGCCGCCCGTCGCGAAAGTCCCCGTGCGGATCACGACCTCACCGGCCGCCGTCGGAAGAGTCGTTGTCGAGCCCCCGGTGTAGGCTGTCGTGAACGAGTAGGAGGAGTAGATGATCTGATAGTTGTTCCCGTTGGTCCCTGCGACACCACACAGGCCGATGAGGACGTACATGGCCGGGTGCATGGCCACGGGAGCTCGCAGTACGATCCAGGACCGCGCCGTGCTCCCCGTGTTCCAGACGCACTTGGTGTAGCCATCCCAGAGGTCGGCATCTGCCACCGAGACCCCATCGCAGGACCGGGCCACGGTCCAGCCAGCAGTCAGGAAGGCAGTCTTCCAGTTGTACATCATATACTGGTGGTTCGTGATTATGTTTCCCGTCGCCGTTCGACGGTACACCACTGCGGACCAGGTTTTCTCTTTGACTGGGATCGCCACGTTCTTCTCCTCTAGGCCAGGACCAGGCCGCCCCAACCCACATAGATCTTATCCTCCGCTGCCCCGCCCACTCGTCGAACTATCCCCTCGAGCAGGTGCGCCCCGGCAGGGACGGCTGGGATCGTCACGGTCGTCTCGACGCCGAAGGTCCCGTTGTTGAGCGCCAGCGTCGTCACGAGGCTGCCGGCGGTCAGGTCGTACAGGTCCAGCTCGCCCGTGGCCGCGCCCGAGATTGCTCCCTCCGCGCGGAACTTCACCGTCGTGTAGGCATACTTCGTCCGGTCGATCAGCAACGTGCCGATCACCGTGGACAGCGTATCCGTGCTGGACTGATCGTTCACGATGGTGATTCTGAGGGTGGACACGTAGGCCAAGTCGGCCTTGTCCCCCTGCGCGGACGTGGCGAACTCGGCTGCGTCGCGCGTCACGATGTCTCCCGCCCCGGTGTGCGCCCCGATGGCGTGTGCGTCCGGGGGCCGCGCCGCACCTGCGGCATCGGTCCCCACGGCGGTCTGTGCCGTGGCCTGGTCGGCTGCGGCAAGCACGTCCGCTCCTGTCACGCCTGCTCCGTGGACACCCGCACCGGAGGCCGAAGCATGCCCTGCAGCGACAGGCTCGTCTCCGGCGGCGACGTCGCCGGCACCAGCTCCCACGTTGCGCGTGGCGGCATCCCCGAGGGCGAGGGTTGTCCGGCCGGCCGCCGCGTTCACGGCCTGGAGCAGGGAGGTTCCCACCCCGGTGATCCCCTGGATGTTGGCGGTCGGGATGGTGGGGATTTCCGTGCTGTTGAGCTTCGCGGCCATGTTCAGGGAAGCCACGCCCCCCGGCTGCCCCTTCATGGAGGTCAGGACCAGGGTGGCGTCCGTGATGATGGCCTGGAGCTCGGCGATGGAGTCGATGTCCGACGCCTTCAGGAAGCCGGAGACATCGAGGAGGGTATCTGCCCAGGGCATGGATGTTCCTCCTACTCGATTCGCTTCTTGGAGACCCACACGTCCAGGTCGTTGGCCTGGCCGCCTCCGGTGCGGGCGTACTCGACCCAGACGTACTCGTGCCCCGTGAGCGGCGTGTTCGACCCGGAGGAAAGCTCCCCGGCTCCAACGGCGATGGTAGCCACGATGGGCCACAGGGTCTGGGCGAGCTGGGTCTCATCCACGAGGGAAGCCCGCACGCGGACGTTCCCCGACCGACCCCCCAGCGCCGGGGCATAGGCCTGGATCGAGTAGATGTTATGCTGCCCGACGTGGACGATGGGAGCGCTCTGGATGTCCCCAGAGGTATCCCCTCCGTCGATCACGTGCCCGCCGGTCTTGTACCCGAGCTTGGCCATCAGGGAATCTCCTCTCGTAGCCGATCCCCATGGTACCCGGAAGGTTCCCTGGAGTCCACGTTCCCGTCCCGACTCGTCAGCCCCGAGCGCCAGGCCGAGAGCATCCGGTCCCGGAACCAGGACCTGTCCCACGTCGGGGTCGAGGTCGAGGTCTGATGCCCGAGGCCGGAACCGTTCGTGGCTCGCGTCCAGCTCGAGGGGAGGGCCAGGCCTCGCTTGGTCTTCTCCTCGACGATCTCCCGGGGCACGCCCAGCCGGCGGGCTACCTCCCGGAGCACGTGCTTGCTCTCCACGGAGGTGATCTTGGCCTGCCAGGAGATGCGGGGGGAAAGCTCCAGCAACCGGTAGTCCAGGAACGGGGACCGGTTCTCGATGCTCCAGGCCATGGCCATGCGGTCGGCCATCCGGAGCAGGACCTGCATGGTCGTGTGGAAGTCCGTCCGGGCCATGCCGGAGATGAAGTCTCCCTGATGGATGCTGGCCCCGCCGTACTTCACGAGGAGCTCCCGGGCCAGGCACTCGGTTCGATCGCCTCCCCGGTTGAGCATCCGGGTCATCCAGGCCCACGGGTCCCCGTGCGTCCGCTGGATCAGGGGCCTGTACTCGGCCAGGTGGGGATCCATCTCCTTGCGCTGCTCCCAGTACAGGTCCCGGTACCGGGCGTACCCGCCGAAGAGCTCGTCGGCACCCTCCCCGGAAAGGGCGACCTTGATCCCGTCTGATCGCATCCGCTGGAACAGGAACCACTGGCAGCAGGCGGTCCAGGTCGCGGGCGTGTCCAGGTGCCGGGCGATGGACGGGAGCGCCTCGAGCATCTCGTCCCGGGAGAACCGGACGGGGATCACCTCGGCCCCCTGCGCCGCCGCGCGGGCCAGGGAGAGGTTGTCGATCTCCCCGGGGAAGTCCACGCAGTACAGGCCCTGGACGGGAATCCCCTGCATCCGGCAGACTTGGTAGATCAGGGCCGAGTCCAGGCCCCCGGAGAGCATGATCCCCACGGGGACCTCGGCCCGTGCCCGTGCCCTGACAGCATCCTGCAGGATGTCCTCGAGCAAGAGCACGGCCTGGGAGAAGGAGAGGCAGTCCCCCGGCTCACGGGCAACGGGGAGCTCCCACCAGGGGGTCTCCTCCCCCCGGCGGTCCTGCGACGAGAGCAGGAGGGAATGCCCGGGCAAGACCCTCCGGATGCCGGCCAGCGGGGTGGATCCTCGGAAGTCGAACTCCAGGCAGTCCATGTCCGGGCAGGAGGTCTCTTGCAGGGAGACCCCGAGTCCCTTCAGCCCGCACACGGTGGACGCCAGGAGGATCTCCCCTGGATGACCCCCCGCGGCTCGGTAGAGGGGCTTCTCCCCGGCGCGGTCCCGCGCGGCGAAGACGCGCTCCTCGTGCTCATCGACCAGGATGAACGCCCACATGCCGTTCAGGCGGGTCAGGCAATCCACGCCCCAGGCTTTCCAGGCGCGGGCCAGGACCTCGGCATCGCACTGGGTGAGCCACGGGTCGTCGCCGGACAGGACCTGACGGAGCTCGTCCAGGTTGTAGATCTCCCCGTTGTACGCCAGGGAAACCCCCAGGTACGGGAACCGGAACGGGACGGGGATCTCCCGCTGGTCCACGATCTTGAGACGGGTCATGCCCAGGGTTACCCGGGCCCAGGAGAGCTGGATCTCCGCCTGCCCCTGCCCGTCCGGCCCCCGGTGCCTCTGGGCCACGCAGGAAGAGAGAGCCACCTGGGGGGAAGGTAGAGGTAGAGGTAGAGGCGAAGGTAGAGGTAGAGGTAGAGGATGCCCGTTCCCTTCATGTTCCTGAATACTTGCGAAGATCCCGCACATGGAAAGGATGATAGGGATTTCCTCGAAGAAGGACAAGAACTTACTTGACTGCCTCCACGTTGAGGGACATGAGCAGTCCGTGCTCCTTGTCCATGTAGGGAAGGTACGCCTGGGAGTAGTCGTCCAGGTCGGCATGCTCCGTGGTTCTCCAGTCGTAGCCATGGACCCGGGAGAACCCGGCCTGGAGCAAGAGCTCCTGGAGACTCACATGATCGAACACAATGTGATGGAAGTTGTACAGATAGGTTTGTCCCCCGAACAGGAGGCCCATCACGTCTTTCAGGGAGCCTCCTTGCACGTACCACCGGCAGATCGCCGCGAAGTCCGGGACGGCCAGGCGGAGGATGCCTCCCGTGCGAAGGATGCGGTGCCATTCCTGGAGGACTCGAGGGACCTCCTGTCGGAGGAAGTGCTCCAGGACATGGCAGGCGTAGATCACTTCCACGGACTCGTCCTGGATCATGGGCAAGCTGTCGATGGAATGCCGGATCTGAATGTGAGGCAGGTCCAGGACGTCGATGTGGTCATACCCGGGGATGTATTTGGTTCCGCAGCCGAGGTGCAATTTCATCTTTACAGTCTCGTGGTCCGTGCAATGGCGCTGCCATCAGGATTCCGTCCCAGGAAGGGGAGCAACTGTTGAATCTCGGGTCTGCCATGGAGAAAGGCACGGGCTTCCATGGGCATTTCATCCAGGTAATCCGACCTCCGGGTTCCCTCTACGAGGCCACGTTCGTATTTGTATTTGAGGGGACCATTCCCCCCAATGAGATGGTGATCTGCCAGGTGCCATTGTAGCACATGGGGATCCCAGGGGAGGCCAAGCCATTCCAGGATGTCTCCGAGCGTGCCCTGCGTGTCCGTGAGTAAAGATTCGTATGGAACCGAAATACACGGTATCCTTGGATTCTCCAGGAGGAGCGCCCTTGCCCTCCTATAGTATTCGCAGTAGATATCAACGCAGGTCAAGAACAAACGCAATGGCATTTCGGCAACAGAGCCTCCCCCACGGGCGATGTTGCGTGCAGCCGAGGAGTACCAGGCGTGCGGTGCCTTGTGCAGTAAAATGAAAAACGCGCTCGTGGGCTGCCCTCGTGGAAGGAGCCATTGGTACCAGAAGAGACCTTTGCTCATGTCTACAATGAACGGCTTACGGAATGTCGAGGCAACTGCTGCCAAGAGTTTGTCGATGGGCTGGAAGCCGATCTCGTCCCAGTAGGGACAATACGCATCATGACAGCACTTGATATTACAGATGCTTGCGGCACCTGTAGAGAAGCCTATTCCTGCCTCTCTTGGATAGCTGGGCTCCTGCGGAGCCCGTAGCTTGCTGTAGCAGTACCACCATTCCAGTCCGCCCACGCTGCAGATTCGCTCGTGTGTGTCCAGCATGTAGGACAACACGGTGGCCCCGGACCATTCTTGCGCCAAGATCCCGACGAATTGCGTGCCCTGCGTGTCACTGCGGGATGCAGATGACATTGATGCTCCGCAGGTTCAGGTCCCATTGGGCTCGTATGCCCTCCGGGGTCAAGGCCTGACCGGACTCCTCGTCCTGGATCTGATAGCCTAGATAGGAGAGCAGGTCCACCAATGTGTCCACGTGTCGCGTGTTGTTAGGAATGTGCCCCAGGCCCACGGGGCGCATGGTGTATTCGCACAGTTCGAGGACCAGAACCGGCCGGAAGTGGAGGAGGGTACGGGTGGCACCCAGGATGGCACGGAGTTCGTAGCCGTCCACGTCGATCTTGATCAGATTCACACTGGGGAGCGACGGACTTCCCGCATGGTCGAAGCAGAGTCCGTCGATGGTCACGAACTGGAGGTCCCGTGGGGCATGGAGGACACGTGCACCTTGCACGGGCCAACTGAATCCGAAGCCCAGGTCTCCCTTGTGCGTCCTGGCCATCCAGTCTGCCCCGGCCTGGATATCCTGAACGTTCACGCACTGATTCAGACGCAGGTGCTCCCGGAGGACCTGCATGGGTTCTTCCATGGGCTCGAGGGCAATCACGCGGCCGGTCGCGCCGACCAGCGAAGAGAACAACACGGTGTAGTACCCGATGTTGGCGCCCACGTCGAGGCAGACCCAGCCCGGCTGGATGATCCGCCGGACTGCGGCCGTGGTCGGGTGCTCCCAGCCTCCCGGATGGTTCTGGATCGAGAGGTCGATGAGCTGATCAGGATGCAACCACCAGCGGAACCCGTGCTTTTCGACGACTTGCCTTCCCTGGAGGAATCCGGTGTCAGGCATGAGAGGACCTCACTCGTTCTGGAAGCGCTCGTGTGGAAATCGATCTTTGTAATTCGCGCAGGCGCGGGCTACTGCCTGAGGAAGTGTGTATTCAGCGAGGAACTCCCTTGCCTTCCTTGCTGCGGAGCGCAGAAGTCGGGCCAGATCGGGGCCCGGCATGCGCCGGGCCTCTCGTACAATGGCGAGGAGGTTTGCCGTGGTCCCGTCGAAAGGCAAGTAGTGCTCGCCTGGTACGAAGCCGAGGGGCTTCAGCTCCTGATGCCGGTCGTGGAGAATCTGCACCACGCCGCAGGCTGGTAGGTCCACGAAGCGCGTGTTGAGTAATCCGCTCTGCTGCAAGTTCACGCCACACAGGCAGCGCTGGTAGAGCCGGCTCACCGGTCCTCCAGGAGAGCTGCCTCGCTCAGGGAGCTCTCCATCACGCATGCCCACGCCATGGAGGGCGATGCGCAGGTCTCCTTGCTCCTTGGGCATGCCGTTCAGGTCGGAAATGACAGTGCTCCGGACAGGATTTCCTCCTCCTGCGTATCCGACGAAGCAGAGATCCCAGTCGTAGTCTCCTACGAGGACCCGTGCAATCTTGTCCTCCACAGCGTTTCCGGACTTGTCGTAGGCCTCCGGGAGACCGACCACGTGGCCTGACCCGAATGGATACACACGAGGGCATCCCTGTGCCTTGTACATGGCCTCGGTCATGGCTCCAGAAGTGTAGTCCCAGACCAGCATTGCCACGCAGGCCGCATCGGCGTATGGAGCCACGGGGAAGGTCTTTGCCTCAGAGGAACCGGGGCAGTCATCTCCCGTGGCGATGATGTTCAGGCAGCCCAGCTCGCGGACCCGGCGAAGGACCTCCGGATAGCACTGGAAAGGACCCTGCCATGTGATCACGTCCGTCAGGGGATCGGCCAGGATCTGCAGGAAGGAATCAACTACACGAGGGTCAGGAGTCTTCCGGTTGTCGATCCATCCAGGGGGCACCGGGAGCGCCGAGACGTCCGTGATTCCAGCATGGACGTAGGGGTAATAGGCAGGGACGTACCGGTTCGTGAAGACCACCCGGATCCCCTGAACGTCGTACACTTCCGTCCACCGTTTGGACAGGATTTCGGAAAAGTCCAGGTCTGCTGTCTCTGGCCATTTCCCCCAGAGACCCCAGTGATGGACCACGATGGTCTGGGACAGCCGGAGCGTGGGAAGGTGCGTCGTCATGGAGCAGGAACCTCCTGTCGCAGCCACCGGAGGTCACTCCTTTCCAGGCATAGTGGCTCGGAATCCACGGACGCTCACAGGGAACTCTCCGGTCCGGTCCACCTGGTACCCGGCCTCGGCGAACCAGCCCCGGACTTCCTCCGGGGTGTGCCAGGACCTGTACTCGGGGGAGTGCCAGTCCATGGTGTCGGAGATGCAGGCGGAGTCGTCCTCCTGATTGGAGACCCGCAGGATCTGCTGGAGGGCTCCCCATTCCTTGTTGTAGGCGTCCCGCACGCGGGGGGCCAGTCGCTGGAAGATCTCGTACAGCCGCTGCGGGGGCACGCCCTTGGTGATCTCGTGGAACATCTCCAGGACGGGGAGCCACCGGTCGTCGGAGACGTGCTTGGTGTAGACCCAGACGGCCAGGGACTCTCGAGGAATCTTGGCCAGGACCCGGAAGGCACCGGCCGGGTCCGGGGTGTGGTGCAGGACGCCGATGGACAGGGCCATGTCCACGGACCCGGGGGCCAGGTAGGGCCGCGTGAGGTCGGCCCGGATCAGGGTGACGCGGTCCTGCTGGATGGCCTCCGCGAGGTTCTCCCGGGCAGCTTGAATCCCCGTGGGAGAGCAGTCCACGCCCACGACGTGCTTGGCCCCCCATGCCAGGAGCACCTGGATGAACCGGCCCACGCCACAGCCGGCGTCCAGGATGGTTTTCCCATCGACGTCTTTGGGCTCCCAGCCCGTCTTCATTCGGAGGTGCTGCTCCGTCTGGGCCTGGGGCCGGGGATGGTTCAGCCAGCGGGTGTCGAACCCGTCGTCGCTGTCTTCCGTGAGGCAGACGACCTTGTCCTTCAGCGACCACGCGCCCTTGGAGCCCGGGCAGCTCGGAGTCGCGCACTGGATGCCCTTGCCCACCCGCTTGAGGGGCTGGGAGCAGAGGGGGCACAGGATGTCCTTGAACATGGTCTTTCGCCTCCCGGTCACTCGAGGAGAAGCAGGACGCCGAAGTTGACGTCCTGCATCTGGTGGAACAGCAAGGGCAGCTCGAGGCGCTCGTGCACGTCGTTCTGCCCGTCGGACGTGTAGATCTGCACGCCCCGGATGTCGTGGTGCAAGCACAGCAGGAGGATCAGGGCCTTGATCTCCTGGGGGGAATACTCCCGGATGTGGTGCGGGTTGGCCCCCCGGCAGACGTTCCAGTTGGGCGTGGAGAAGAAGGCCCCCCGCTTGGCCACCCGGAGCAGGTGCCGCAGGAACAGGATGTCGTTCGCCACGTGCTCGACGACGTCCACGGCCAGGACCCAATCCCAGGACCCCCCGGGAATGGCGGAGATGTCCGTGTTCTTCACCGACTCGTGGAGCGGAGCGATGTCGATGCCAGAGGAGGCGAACCCCGCCTCCTGAAGGATGCGAACGCCGTACCCGTCGGATGCCCCCACGTCCAGGACGTGCGGGCCCATCTCCCGAGCCGCTTCCAGCTCCTTGGCCAGGAACTGATACCAGTGCTTCTGGAACTGGTGGGATGCCCCTTCCAACCGGTACTCCAGGGGCATCGTGTGGAGGTCCTGCTGGAAGTTGGCGCTGCGTGGCATGCTCGTCTGTCCTGCCTGTCCTGCCTACGTGTTCCAGGCTTTTTGCAGGAAATCCCAGTATCGATCGGCCCAGGCGTCCCAGCTCCAGCGCTTCTGGATCTCCTCCCGGTTGATCTCGCCCATGGCGCGGACCCGCGCCGGATCCTTCTTGAGCTCCAGGATGGCCTGGGCAAGGGCTTCCCGGGTGCGATCGGGAAGGATCACGATGCCCGTGTCTCCCAGCTCGCGGATCTGGCTCTCCTGGATCTCCCGGTGGTTCCCGCAGTCCGTGGTGATCAAGGCCTGGCCGCTCGCCATAGCCTCTGTCGTACTGTTACTCGCACCCTCGTACAGAGACATACACAGGCACACATTGGCCTGCAGGTAGAACCGGGGCATTTCCTCGAAGGAGAGCTTCTTGATGTTGTACTCGGCGTACTCCAGCTTGACCTTGGCCGCTTCACAGGCGGGCCGGATGATCGAGTGGAAGCCCTTCACATCCTTGCCGTCGGGGCTGAAGTGCTTGGCGTTCCCGTTCCAGGAGCAGACGATCTCCCCTTGGACGGGGGTCATCTCGGGGTGCCGGCGCATGTTGACCGGGTTGGTCAGGTACACGACGTTGGGGCATCGCTCCTGGAGCTCCTCGAAGTTCTTCCAGGTCACGACGTGGAAGGCCCGGTACTGGTTCACGATCTGGAACTCCAGCTCTCCGGGTGGCTCGGGCCGCTCGGGCCAGAACCAGGTTGCCCGGAGGGAGCCCACGGTCCGGTTCCAGGGAAGGAGCCGGTCGATGCCCCAGCGGTGGTACACCGAGAACACGCCATCCTGCCGCTGCATGTCCGGGACGAACCCCGTGCGCTGGTAGTCGGCGATCATCCAGTGCTCGAAGCGTGCCCGGTCCCGGAGGTACTCGGCCAGGTCGAGCATGTTCCGGCGGAAGGCCCAGTCCGGCTGGTCCGAGATCAGGAGAGCACGGGGAATCCCATCCACGGGAAGTACCGGGCGGGGGAAGCGGATGTCGGAGATTTCCAGGAGAGTTTTCTCCCGAGGTCTCTTCCCTATGGATACCTGCGTGGGTGCAGGTATGGGCTCTGGTACAGGAAGATCCTGGATTTGAAGTGTCTCTGGTCTCGAGGAGAGAGCTTCGGGTTCTCGGATGGGAGCGGGAATCCTCTGGATGTGCCTCTGGGGGACCACGATGGGGACTTGCCGGCCGCCGGAGAGGGCGGCTCGTTGGAGGAGCCAGCGGAAGGTCTGCCTCCAGACCTCGGCCTTGATGTTCCAGTCGTGCTGTTCGGCAGCCTTCCGGGCCAGGGCACCCACCTGGGACAGGGTTCCCGGGGAGGCCTCTTTCAGGATGCGGAGCCGCTCGGCGAGAGCCTCGACCTCTCGGGGGATGATCCAGCCGTTGGCGCCGGACTGGATCAGCTTGGGGACCAGGCCCACCGGGGTGGAAACCACGGGTTTTCCGCAGGACATGGCCTCGAGCACGGGGTTGGGCGTGCCTTCCTCTTCGGACATGCAGACGTAGACGGAGATCTCCCGGTAGAACTCGTGCATCCGCTCGTGCGGCCAGTCCGCGCCCTCGGCCGCGTCCAGGTAGGCCAGCTCCACCTTGGCCTGCTTGCAGGCCTCCTTGATCAAGGCCAGGCCTTTGCCCCGCTCGGGCGCCCCGGGGATCACCGCCGCCGAATTGCCCGTCCAGCCCACGATGAACTTGGTGGGGAATGCCTGGGGCGGGAACAGCACCGTGTCCACGCCATCCTCGAGGATGAAGATCTCCAGCTCCCGCGTCTCCGTGGGGAACTCCGACCGGATCGCCTCCCGGAACGCTTCGTTGGCGACCCCCAGGGCCGTGGCCTGCTTCAGGGTTAGGGCGAACTGCTTCCGGGAATCCCCGGAGCTCCTCCAGGACCAAGCGTCGTACACGCAGGGCAGGCACGCCCGCGCCTTCAGGGTGGCCTGCAGCCGGAGGGCAAAGCCCCACCAGAGCGCCGCCACGATGTCGCAGGGACCTCGAACGAACTCGAGGTGGACTCGGGAGTCAAGCTGGAACTCGTCCTGAAGCCGCTGGACGAGGGCCTTGCCGATGTTCGAGAAGCTCCAACCCTGACGCTCGAAGGCAATGGCTACCGTGGGTCTCATCGCAGGACTTCCCGTCCTTCTGTCCTTCTCTTTTACAGGTGTGTGGAGAGAACGTCAAGAGGAATCCCCAGGAAGATGAAGAGCGAGAAGAATCCCCCCGACCGGAACGCCGGATCCTACAGCGGGCCGACGAGGACCAGGGCGCCGGCCTGGCACTCGATGTCGTACAGGGACCCGGTGTTCTGATCCTGGATCCGGTACTTGCTGGCGAACGGGGGGTTCGTCCCGTCGCACAGGAGCCAGCCGTGGTTGGTCCCGCCGGCGTAGTAGCCGGTGACCGTGCCCACCTGGAGGGCGTGGCAGGCGGTCGTTCCGTTGATCCGGTTCACGGTCTCGTTGACCGTGGCCTGGATCGACCGGACGATCCCGCTCAGATCGGCAGCCGACTTCCCGTACAGTCGGCTACCGCCGCCGAACTTCTTGGCAGCGATCAGAGTCTGGAGCGTCACGAGAGCCATGGGATGGCCTCCTTCAATCTGCCCTCGAAGGTACTTCTATCCCCGGGAACCGGCAAGAGATTGCAGCCCAGGGTATCCCCCGGAAGAACAGGACTTGCCAGGATCCACGAACCTGTGTAACCTGTAGGACTCGGATCAAAGGATCTCTGACTTCAATGCCTCGAGCCGCGCAAGACGATCCCCTCCAGCCCCATCGGGCGCACGCCGCGCAGGAGCTCGGCCAGTTCCTGGCTGCCATCCGGACGCGGGCGGGCCTGACCCTCGCCGACCTGGCCCAGCGGCTGGGCTACGGCGTTTCCTACGTCAGCCTCATCGAGCACGGCCAGCGTGTCCCGCCCTGGCACATGCTCTTGGCCTGGCTCCGGCAGTCCCCCGGAGAACCCCCCCTGCACTACGGCGTTGCCCTCTGGCTCCGCACGCACCAGGGGCCGGGCATCCCCTGGGTCGTGCAGGCGGAGCCAAGGGACGCTCGCCTGCTTCAGCTCGCAGGGGTCTTCCTCCAGGGAAACGCCCCCTCGTCCAAGTAGACCCAGGTCTCCGGCTCGGCCCCGCCCTTCCCTTCCTTCTCCTGGAGCCGGACCTGACCTGACTCCACCAAGAACCGGAGGTCCCCTCGGGTCTGGGATCGGTTCCCGCCCAGGCAGTCCCGGGCCATCGCCCAGGGCATTCCCCCGCCCCGGCAACGCAGGTTGTGCAAGAGCCTCTCCCGGCGAGTCCGGGCAGCCAGGATCTTCCGTAGCTCTGACCTTGATGTCCTCGGCATCGGAGGTGGATGTCCCTGCCCCCTCCCCTATCCCCCCTCTTCACCCCACCCTACCTCCATCCATGTTACAGGAGATTGACATTCCCGTCAACGGGGAAATAGAGCAGTCGAAGGGAACGAGGAACTGGGGGAAGGGAGTGTCAGGGGGACAGCAGGAACTTGACGAGGGTGATGCCCCAGCAGAGCCAGGACAGGAGCAGGATGATCTTGAGGAAGCGGATGTCTCTCTCGAGGGTGTAGATCTCGTCGTGGAGCAGGTAGCCCAGCGGGCCGATGTCGTCGATGTCGCCTCGATCTCTCTCTTCGTGCATGCCCCGTGATCCTCCTGAGCTTCCAGTGTAGCGGGCTGGGTGGAGGAGCGCAAGGGCACAAGGTAGGGAAACGAGAGGAGGGTCAAGAAAACGGCTCCCAGGTGGCCCCCGGGTGGCACTTGTGCGGTACGGGACGGAATCTTTCGGGAAGTTTCCCCTTGACTTCACCGGGTTGGGTGATTAACCTGTCCTCCTGTCAGGAGCATAGAGCTGAGTGGAAAATATGGGGAGAGTGAAGCAAAGGAGAGCAGAAATGTCCGTTCGCAAGCCGCCCGTCCGGTGGCGGAAGACGACCTTGCGGTTCAGCCAGGAGGATCGGAAGAACCTGGACCTGATCGCCCAGGAGGCTGCCGTCCGTCTGACGGGGGGGAAGAACGACCTGATCCGCCGCGTCCTGGCCAAGTACGCCCGTCTCCTCGTGGATGCCCGTGGAGGGCGAATCTACCTGGAGCGGGAAGGAGAAGGCCGGGAAGGCCGGACAGGCCTCGAGCTGACTGTCTTCTGACGAGGGAACGGCTGTCTTCTGAGGAGAGTCAGGGATGCAGGTGAGACACGACCTGGGCCAGGCGGGCGATGGCCTTGGCTCGAGGGGGCCGGCGGGAGCCTCCTTGAAGGATGACGAGCGGGACCTTGGCCTTCTTGGCCAGAGATCGGACGTCCAGGCCTCCCCGGCGGGCCAGGTCCACCAGGATCCTGCCCACCCGTTTCCGGTGGTTTTCCTCGGTGGCGAGACAGGCGTGGCTCCTCTCGCCGGGGGATATGCTGGGGGAAGTCTCCAGGGTTCTCTTGCTGGGCATACCCGGATTGTCGCATAATTCCTGGGGAGATTCCACATGTCCGACATTGACGCACAGCATCCCCCCGTGAGTCTTCCCGGGCCATTGCAGGCTGCTCTGAAGGCGGCTACCGGAGAAGGGAATGGAGAGGACAAGACCCGCGCGGACGGGTCTTCCGCTCCTGCCACGGGGGATCGGCCCGCCTTTGAGGTGGGCTGGCTTTCCATCACTTCTCCGACGGGGAGGCAGCTCGACACGGGAGTGGAGGGCTCGGTCCTGTTCGGCGGGCTGGACGTGGAGGAGCAGCTCTCCACGGGCGATCCGTACCTGGAGCCCCCGGAGAACGTGGACGAGGCGTACAAGCTCTACCGACTGTCCGTCTACCTGTCCGGGATCGTGGACGCGCTGTGCGTGAACGTGTACGCGGCTGGCCTGGTGTTCACGCCCCGGCTTCCCTTGAGCCAGCCCCAGGCGATCACGCCCCGGATCCGGGCCTCCCTGGAGCTCCGGAAGTCCGGGGAGGTCCTGGGGGATACCCCGGAGGTATCCGACGAGGAAGTGGACGCGGAGATCAAGAAGCTCACTTCCCGCGCGTACCAGGAGGCCGTGTACCTGGAAGGCTTCTTGTCCCGATGCTGCCCGGACATGAGCTTCCTGGAGCTGGGCTGGCAGACCGGCCTGGATCTGGAAGTGAGCGGGAACGCCTACTGGGAAGTCCTGCGGGATACCCAGGGAAGGCCCGCCCGGTTCGTCTGGGTCCCGGCGTCCACGGTCCGCGCGCAGACGCAGGACCCGACCCTGGTGGTGACGTCCCGGATCTGCCAGCGGAACGCCCTGGACTGGTCTCGGGAAGTGCAGCCCCGGCGGTTCCGTCCCTACCTCCAGATCAATCCCTCGACGGGGCAGATCCTGGCCCGGTTCAAGGAGTACGGGGATCCCCGGGTGATGTCCCGGACGACCGGCCGGTACTACAAGGACATGGAAGAGTTCCAGGCCTCGGACAAGGAGAGGTACGAGGACGCCACGGGGGTCGAGCATCACTACCTGCCGGCCAACGAGCTGCTCCACTTCCGGCTGCCCTACGCCGGGAGCCATGTGTACGGGCGCGGCAGGTGGGGCGGGAGCTACCCCAGCCTGCAAGGGACTCGGGACCTGGACGAGCTGAACAAGCGGGTCGTGACCGACCAGGAGATCCCGCAGATGATCATGTCCATCTGTGGAGGGCATCCCGGAGCCATGTCAGCCGCCGTCAAGCGGTTCCAGGAACAGATCGCCGACCGCAAGAAGAAGGGGGAACGCGGGATCTGGATCATCCACGCCTACGGGAGGGATACCACCCCGGGTGTCGCTGCGCAGACCCCGACCGTGGAGTGGAAGGAAACCAAGCAGGCGCAGACCGACGATGCCCTGGGTCTGCAGTACAAGAAGGCCAGCTACTTCGACGCTCGCCTGGGCTACCGCATCTCCCGAATGGCCCTCGGGGACGACGCCGACCTGAACAAGGCCACGGCCATGCTGTCCCTGCGGCAGACCGAGGAGCAAGTGCACGACCCTCGACGGGACCTGATGGCCAGCACGCTGAACACCCTGGTCCTGCCCGAGCTGGGCATCCAGGTGGTCCGGGCCAAGTTCCTGAGCCGGCCCCCCAAGGACCCGACCGAGCTGGCCAACATCACCAAGATCTTCTCGGAGATCGGCCTGACCCCCGACGAGTCGCGGGAGATCGCCGGGGAGATCCTTGGCCGGGACTACAAGGACCTCGCCGGCGCCTGGTCCCGCATCCCCAGCCGGATCCTCACGGCCATCCTCCAGACCAAGAACCATGTCACGGCCGCCGCCCTCCTGGGCGCGGAAGGAAGTGGAGACCTGCTTCCTGCTCTCCAGGAAGCGCTTCGCCAGGAGTTCCTGTCAGGGAAGGAATCAGAACGTACACCTCGAGAAGAAGTACCACCCCAAGAAGGATCGCACGAGGATCCGGAAGAGAAAGAGGCTGGATCGTGATCGCATTCAGATCGGAGGACTGGACACCCGGTCCGACAGAGTTCCCAGGGACTCCCCCCAGAGAAACCCTGGAGCAAGAGGCGCAGCGGCTCCTCTCGCAAGGGAAGGCCCGCTGCATGATCTGCCACCAGGTCCGGGGCCTGGATGACCAGGTGACCATCGCCTTCGGCAAAGGGCTGCTCCTGGCCGCCTGCACCGACTGCGTTCCCATGGGAGGGATCGTCCTCCTGAAGCTCTCGGGGGGATCCTTCCAGGTGATCCTCCGAGAGCCCCGCCTGCTGACTCGGATCATCGACAGGGCCCTGGACCTCCTGGCTCCCAGGAAGGTCCAGTGCCAGGTCGTCCGGAACACAGAAAGGGGGGACTCCTGATGGGCAACATCATTCTTCCGGGAGATCCCCGGTTCGGCGCGACCCCGACGGGCCCGCGTGAGGAGGCCCCCCCGAGAGACATGCCCGTGCTCGCATCGCACGAGGTGAGCATCTCGATCCCTCCGGCCTTGCAGGAAGACCTGCGCATGAACCAGCACCTGGCCCGGGAGTTCATGCAGAGGCTGACCCAGGCCATCGCTACGAGCATGCAGGACCCCCGGACCAGACCTCGGCTCATCGGGAGCGACATCGGTGCCGTCCTCAAGGAGAGGATGGCGATCGTCTGCAAGGCGGCGATCATCCTCCGGCGGGACCTGGGCTACACCCTGCAGCAGACCATGGACGAGCTGCCCGGGCAGTTCATGACCTCCCTGATTGAGGGGCGAAGTCTCCTGGACATCCTGGAGGAACGCACGCAGAAGGGCCGCTGGCAGGACCCGGAGACCCAGAACAAGCCCGTCCTCCGCGCGGTGGATCAGGAAGACATGCACGAGGTCCAGCCGGAAAGCCTGGGAAACCTGGACGCGGACCTCGGGGACGTGCGAAGCATAGGGAACGTCCCGGACGACGATGATTCCAAGGCGGAGTGACAGACCATGACCGAAGCTGAGAAGATCAAGTCCCTCGTGAACGCTATCCAGTGGCGGGACAACCCCGAATACTGGTCCACCGAAGAGCTCGTCATGGTCTGGCGGGATCTGCACACCAACTTCGGGGACAAGCCCAACGCGGTGGCCGAGGAGCTCGAGCAGAAGATCTCCATTGCCGCCAGCCAGCGAGGCCTTCCCAACCGATACAAGGACAAGCTGTCCAAGGACGCCGGGACCCAGCTCACGGATATCCCCGCGCCCACCATCCGGGAGGTCATGGCCTACCTGGACCCGATCGCCCTGGATTCCCGCGCGGTGAACCTCGTTCAGAGCACGGACCAGGGGCCCGTCTACGTCGAGGTCCGGGCTTCTCTCCTCCAGCCCCTGGTCCAGGAGATCATCCGGGCCGTCAACCGGTTCATGCCCCCGGGCGTCACGGTCCTCCGCCTGCCCAACGCGAAGAAGGGCACCTTCGTCGAGACCGCCTCGGTCTACTCCCTCGCCCTCCAGAAGACCTACGGCTGGTCCGAGGTTTCCACCTGGGACGCCGTCGTGAAGGATGTCCGGGGGCAGGCGCAGGACGCCTCCCGGGTCTTCAAGCAGTATGATCCCCTGGCTCTCCCGCTGACCGTGGTGAAGGTCTCCGAGGACGACAAGCGCATCATCACCGCCTGCATCCTCCGCCCGGGCGTCGTGGACAAGACCGTGGCCAACCCGGACGGCAGCGCCACGGGCGCCGCCGGGGACGTCTACGACGAGGGGGAGGTCTGGAAGGCCATGTGCTGGTACATGGAGCACTGCCGGGACGTGGGCGTGCACCACTCCGTGGACGGCGGCTACGCCGTGACCGACGACGACATCGTCCTCCTCGAGAACTGGCAGGAGCGCCAGGGCTGGAAGACCGACCGGGGTGAGATCAAGCTCGGCGACTGGATGCAGACCCACAAGGTGCACAACGACAAGATCTGGGCCGACATCAAGGCCGGCAAGCTCACCGGCTGGTCCGTGGGCATGAACATGCAGTACCGGATCGAGGAGATAGCCCAGGAAGAGTAGGTGTCCCCGACCTGTGGGATTTCTTCCCCGTCTCCTCTCTATCTTTCCCCTGCCCATCCTGGAAATCTGAATCCTGAAAAATCTTGCGGCCCCCGGATACCTGTCGCAAGGTTGTCCTTGGGAGTCATCCATGGCTCGGAAGAGTGACAAGACCCTCAAGGTCAGGCGGCTGGTGAACATGGAGCCCTTCGAGAACCGACTGGTTCCGAAGGGTGCAAATGGCACGCCCTTCGTCGTGATCAAGAGGGTGATCGAGGAGCATCGCATGAGCACGAAGCCCAAGGTGGATGCCGACAAGCTGGACCTGGCCATCCAGAAGCTCCAGGAGATCGCGGCCGTGGTCAAGTCCGGCAAGCCCCTGGACGACCCGGCCGGCCAGGCCGTCCTCGACGGGATGTCCGGCGCGGCCGGCCTGCTCTCCGAGAGCATGCCCGACCTCGCCCCGGAGATCACGCTCCCGGGCAAGGACCCCCTGGCCCCCGTGATCAAGAGCCTCGAGGCCCTGGCCGTGGCCGCCAACGGACTGGACGTGAACCTCGCGGCGGGCATCGACGACGTCAAGGCCGCCCTCGTGGAGCTCCAGAAGGTAGCCACCAAGGATGAGCCCCCGAAGGTCGAGGAGACCAAGCCGGTCGAGAGCCCGAAGACCGAGGAGAAGGTCGAAGGGAAGACCGAGCAGAAGACCGAGCAGAAGACCGAGGAGTCCAAGCCGGTCGAGACCAAGCCACCGGAGACCAAGCCGGAAGGCGACGGGAAGGGTTCCGAGGGGAAGGCTCCCGAGGGGCAGGGCGACCCGACGGTGGTGACCCGGGCGCAGCTCGAGGAGTTCGGCAAGGGGCTCACGGCCAAGCTGCTCCAGGACCTGCAGGCGGCCCTGTCTCCCATGACGGAGACCGTGAAGTCCCTGCAGGGAGCGCTGGCCTCCGCGCCGTCGGCGGCTTCGCCGCAGGCCAGCACCGAGGTGATCAAGAAGGAGACCCCCGAGGAGCAGAAGCAGCGTGTGCTGCGCGGGCAGGCGTTCGACGACCTGTCCAACCCGGAGGTCATCAAGCTGTTCGACGTCGAGAAGGACGTGCCGGCCCTGTAGCCACGGGGCTCTCACCAACGAGCTGACGGAGAGGGACGCACCATGAAGGAGAACCGAGAGCTGATCCAGGCCGTGGTCGCCAAGGCCGACATGGCCGTGGCCGACCTTGCCGCCGGTGGAGCCGAGGTCCGGGAGCAACTCAACCGCTTCCTCGTCATCATGATCGTGAGGGACACGGTCCTCCCGCTGGTCCGGACCATGACCATCGGGAGGAACCAGCGGGAGATCCCCAAGATGACCACCTTCGGCGGGAACGTGATGCACCCCGCCGTCGAGTCGCAGGCCCTCACGATCGCGCAGCGCGTGCGACCCGGGTTCGGCCAGGTCATCCTGACCACCTTCAAGGGCAAGTGCCAGGTGGACTTCCCCGAGGAGGTGCTCCGCCGACAGGTCGAGGGCCCCGCGTTCAAGAACACGATGCTCGCCTACCTGGCTCTGCACGTGAAGCGGGACATCGGCGACAAGCTGCTCAACGGCAACACGGTCACCGGCGCCACCCCGTGGCTCCGGCAGGCCAACGGCATGCGGGCGCTGGCCACCACGAACGTGTTCCCGGCTGGCAACGTGGACCTGTCCGGCGACGTGCTGGACACCACGATCCTGACCATGCCCCTGGCGTTCGAGGACGTCGAGGAGCGGGCCGTGTTCCTCACGAACCGGAACGCCCACGCCGCCTACCGGCGCGAGCTCGGGCTCCGCATCGGTGGCCTGGGCGACTCCCACGTGGTGGACAAGCGGCCCCTGATGTACGACGACGTCCCGGTGGTCAAGGTCCCCCTGATGCCGGGCAACCTGGGCGGCGGGCTCAACGAGACGGTGGTCCTGTACCTCGACCCGAAGAACATGATCTACGCCGTCGAGGAGAACCTCGTCGTCCGCTCGGAGTACGCCATCCGGGAGGACGTGTGGACCGTGGTCATGACCATCACCTACGCCCAGCAGTACGAGCACGAGCCGATGGTGGTCCAGACCACGCAGGTCAACGGGTAGTCCCTGGGGTAGCCCCGGGCCCAGGGGTAACCCTGGGAAATGGGACCCGGTAGGGGGGAACCAGTGCCTTTGAACCCGATGGGGTTCCCCGTGGGGAACCCTTGGGAGGAGTGAGAACATGGCCATCACGAACGCTGCCGCCACCGGGACCCAGGGCCTGCGGGCGCCCCTCAAGGTCCAGAGCATGGGCCGGCTGGACTTCGACCTGGACAACAGCTACCCGGCCAACGCGGGAGGGTACGCCTCCTTCGCCAACACGGCCGGGGGCACGATCCAGGGCATCTCCGCGTTCACCGGGGTCACGGTCATCGAGATCCCGGACAAGATCGTGGAGAACGCCGCCGGCGGAACCTGGGCGCTCCTGCACTGGGACCGCGCCAACGACCGGCTCATGGTCATCAACCCGGCCACGGGCGTCGAGTTCGCGAACGGCGCGGACCTGTCCGGGTTCACCAACGTGGAGCTCTCGTTCTACTACATCTGATCGACCTCCACGACAGCCTCTCCCGCGGGGTCACGGACCCCTGACAACGTTCAACGGAGGCTCCCATGTCCCAGAACCAGTCCCATTCCCCTCCTTCTTCTGTCATCGATCAGATCCGCCTGGCCATCGCCAAGGGGGATCGGATGCGTGCGCTGGAGCTGCTCGAGCAGTTCGAGGGGACATCCCAGCCGTTCGCGTCCGGCACCGCCGAGGAACTCTTCGCCGGGTGCGAGACGGTGTTCGTCCGGCTGAAGCCCTACGACCCGGCCGCCGGTCAGCTCGTGCAGCGGGCGTCCGTCCCGGAGATCACCCGCCCCAGGGCCACCAAGCGGCCCCGGTGGGACGCAGACGCGGGCCAATTCGTCCAGGTCGAGAGCGTGACGAGCCTGCCCCGGCCTATCCAGGGCGGAACCGGACTGCCCGGGGACATCCCCGAGTGGATCGAGGTCCCGCGCAGCGTGGGCATCGCCGTGCTCTCGCACCGCCAGTCCGGGGACAACCCGCGAGCGCCGGCCCTCTTCGACGTGGTCACGCCGACCGAGCGCCAGGCCATCGACGAGGCGGAGCAGCGGGCCCGGGAGCGTGTGCTGGCCGGCCAGGACCCGGCGCTCGTCCGGATGTCCACGGCCGCCAAGGCC